ATTTTCTTCTTTGAACCTTTAATCCCAAGACCTTTTGCTTTTATCTCGTCACCTTTCTTCCAATATTTTTCGTCAAGTAGAAAATCAACGCAGCTTCCAACATCATCTATACCAAATGAATGATAAATAGGAATTATAACTGTTCGTTCTCGTCCTGTTATTCTGTTCTTCTTAACGATCACTTTGCTTTCGATACCAAGTTGACGTCTCTTTCCTTTAACCGTCTTCTCAATTTTACCAGCGACACTTGACCATATTTCAAGACAAGCATAAAATTTCAGAGCATGTCCACCAGAACGTGTTTTCTTCGATTGAAATGGTAAAGCATTGATGTTATCCCTTGTCTGATTTATAATAATCAAAATCGAGCCACTTTCTTCTAATGGTCGGCCTATTACCCTACGAAGCATTGCTGAATTGACTTTGGCTTTGCCATCACCATAAGACCCTGGCGAATCCTTACCTTCTCTGTGAGCTTTCTTCGTTTTGTCAAACTTATCTGATTCTGATTCACTACTAAGCGAATCCATCGAGTCAAGTATATATATAAATGGAAAACCACTCTTAATTGCATCATCAACATTGAAGTAAAACTCCTCAACTGAAGTAGAGCAAGAAGGACGATCATCATCAAACATATTAGGAGACATCATTCTATTAAAAACCTGCTTGCCAAAAAATCGTTCAATATCCATCAATGCACCATCTTCAGCATTATCATAGATAAACCTATGATTTTTGAAATTAGGATTGATAGCAGCTTCAGATAAACAGGTAAGTGACAACCAAGTCTTCCCTGATATTGAATCGCCTACAATAAAATAATAATGACCTTTAGCAAAACCACGCTCTGGGTAACCTGTACAAGCAAGATTTAATAGCGTACTTCCCGTCGATATGAAATCTTTGGCTGTCAGTTTTTTCTTTTCTGATTTCTTTCGTAATGCTTTTTTAATGTCCTCTGTTCGCATTTTATTATCTCATATTGACCTTGTGTAAGCTTGATCTTTTTCATTATGAATTTATCCAAAAAGCAGCAGACTGCCGGGTAGCCTCGTATGGGCGTAATACTTTAGTTGGCAGTCTGCTACCAAATAAACACTTCAGCAATTAGGCATCGTCGCACTCATCCCAATGTGGGCAATCATTACATTCAGCCAATTCGTCAGTATCTTTGCCAAAAGTTCCACCGCCGGGGCACTTATTCTTTTTGCCTTTCTTGTCTTTGTCCTTTTTCTTACCTTTGCCCTTATCCTTCTTCTTGTCCTTCTTTTCAGGCTCGGCTTCGATGTCATCGAAATCGACGTCTTCAACAGTATCACCATCGTCACATTTAACATTCACGATCTTTTTATTCTCATTGACTTTGGTGATTTCAGCCGGGTACTTTTCCTTTTCATATGTCACTATTACCCGATCGCCCTTCTCCCAGTCGACATCGTCATCGACATCGTCATCGACATCGTCATCGACATCGTCATCGACATCGTCATCGACATCGACATCGTCATCGACATCGTCATCGACATCGTCGTTATCCTTACCCTTTTTGGATTTAGACTTCTTGTCTTTCTTGCTTTTCCCATCATCGACATCGTCATCGACATCATCATCGACATCGTCATCGACATCGTCATCGTCATCGACAGTCTGCAAGAAGATTTCCTTCAATTCACCATAGTCTTTGATAATGAGAATGTCATCAAGACAGACTGTTTGCTCGAGGATATCATCGTCGTAATCTTCGCCACGTGGCTTGAAGTTGATACTCACAACTTCATAGAAGTTTTTGCCACTAAAACTGCGTTCCTCAATACCGCACTTTAAAGTAAAACCACCTTCAAGCTCAGCAAAATTCTCATACCCATCATCGTCATCAGAATTCTTGATTTCATAATCAAGCTTCTTACCGAAGAGGTGGAATGACATATCCCAAACCTGAACGCCCTTATTTTTCTCCTTTGTGTTGATAACATTGAAAAGCTGCCTTTCCTTCGGAGCCAAATCTTTAATAAGGTCCTCGTCTGCATCTGGATCTTTGGCCAGTTTTGTTCTGAATTCACAAATTGGACAAGCTTCACCACACGTCTTACGTAAACAGACATACGATGTTTGGTCAACACCGATTCCACGATGCACAAAATAGGTTCGCTCGTAATGAAGCTCTCCCTTGTCGGCAAATGGATTGCCTTCACCAACCTCATAAGGAAGTATGTCAAGCCGAACAGCCTTATCACTTTTCAATTCAAATCTCTTTGTGTCTTCAGGCAATTCAAAGGCTGTGTTCTCAAATCCAGTTTTGTGTGTTTCGGCCCTTTTCTTCGCTCTCTCTGCCGTACTGCGTTTTTTCTTCTTGTCTCTTCTCTTTTTGTTCTTACTTCCCATTAGTGTTTCTCCTTAGCTTTTGTAATTGTCATCATTATGTGTATAAAACTTCTGAATACTTCTCTTTACTTGTCCTTTATATGCCTCCTTTCCTTTATAGAAACCAACTGTAGCCCACTTGGCAATAAGAAACGTAAGAATTGGGACTACAAGTATTATAACTATTATTATCAAAAACCAACAAAGTATTGACATGGACTTTTCCTTTTACCTTCGATTCTTTACTTTTGATTTTCGTCTTGTAGAACGTTTTTCAATTTCATCGACCATTTCCCTTGAGTGCTCAGACGCCCGTGGTGTTGCAAAGTATTTCTGACCGTGTAGATCGACAAGCTTCTCTAAACTACTCTTTCGTTGTTCCAAAGATTTGACTACAGCTTGTAAAATACCTGCTTTATGTTTCGCAGTATCTATCACCCTTTGAGCATTAAACAAAGCCTGCTGTGTCTTTTTATATCTTGTCTGTAACAACATAACCATTGGTACTGATTTATCAGTGACCTTTGGTAAATCATATTTATCTGGATCACGTCGAATATCCAGATCAAGACTTGCCTTAACTTCTTCAAACTCAGCCTTGATTACATCAAATTCCCTCTTCGCATCATCTATCTCTGCCTTTACATCTTCAAGCTTTTCTGCCCAATGACGAAATAATCTTGGTTGGTATACCCATTCATCATCAAGCAAGTTTTTGTTTGGTTCGATTATCAAATCCAATTCCTCTTGATCTGTGAGTGTGCTTTTCTTCTTAGAAGCCACATTTAATCCTTTCAAAATAGATTCTCATGTTACTATATTATCGTAAAAAATCGTCTCTAAGCTGAAAATAAAATTCAGAAATATCAATTGGAATCTCCCTCGATAACTTCATAACAAGCAGCAACAAGACCTGCCATTTTGGAATCGAAAAAGTTATCACAAAAAGCTTGTATGATTATGTAAGCACGTCCAGAGAATTTGCCTGCTTTCAGCATTTCAGTCTTGCAACAAGATAATATTAACCAACGTATTCGCTCTGGGTCTTCAACTTCTGTTGCCTTCAGAATCGCCACCATTTCTTTCCAAGTAGTCTTTTTGTTATATAGTAATGCCCTAACAATTTCAAACGCTTGAAGCTCTGCCGTTTGGGTCATTATTGCATTTAATTGTTCCTTCTTAGACTCCAGTTTGATAACACTGTCTAAAAAGACTAATGCTTTCCTGGCAGAGCCTTCGCTATTGTCAATGATCTTTTTAACCACTTCATTTGGTATTTCTTTATCCTCTTCTTTACAAATATAATCAAGGACTTTAAGAATATCATCATCATCTAATAGCTTGACAACAATTTCAGTTGGTCTGCCTCTAAATGTATTTTTCAATTTGTTAGGTTCTGCTGTAGCTAATAAAAAATATACATGCTTAGGAGTATCCTCAAGCATCTTCAAGAATTCATCCTGAGCATCACCTGTCAACTTATGACACTCATCTATAAACCAAACTCTACATTTGCCTTTCATAGGAGCTTGGTGTATCCGACGTTTAATAGCTCTTACATCATCAATTTTTCTTGGAGCATCTTCAATAAAATCATGCCTACTGCATCTTAATTTTCTACGGACAATCCTTGCAAGTGTTGTTTTGCCGCAACCAGATGGGCCCGTAAATAAAATAGCATGAGGAATATTATCTTGTTCAATTGATGCTTCAAGTGTTGTCACAGCTATTTCTTGTCCAACAATTTCATCAAAATCCTTCGGTCGATATTTTTTATATAATTCCATTATCATACTCCTCTTCTGAAACTCATTCGTCTGACGCTTGTACACATCGTACTTTACCAATTGTAAGATTCATACTCTCCAAGGTAATTTTAGCTAAACCACATATTCCCTTTTCATTTGATTTGCATTTGAATTCCCTACAATTGAGTAATATTGATTTTCGATGATCTCCAGATTTGGAATTTCCATGACTATCGAAAGATTCAACTGTATTCACTTTCTCAATATCTTTTAACAAACCAATAGCATCGTTTAACTCATTGCTATAACCACCTTGACTTCCTTCCTCTATATTTCCTTTCGTTAGATCAAAACCAATCTTCAAATCCTCAACCATCCAAGAAAGACTGTTTACAAGACGTTGCTTTTCTTTACTACTCAATATCATATCTCTATCTCCTCATATCCTATGATACCTTTTCTTTGCTCTCAAATATGCTTTATGGGCTTTTTCTGAAGTGTCAAACATTCCAAGATGAATGAACTTACCACTTAATCTAATAGACGCTTGATATTTACCAACCCTTTTGTCAAACGAATATCCCTTTACACCTTTTTGATTGAAATGATTTTGTTTATGATTGACAATTCGTAAATTTTGCTCACGATTATCCAAAGTATTATGGTTTATATGATCGGCTTGTCTTTTATCCCCTTTCACCAAACCAAGAATTTCTCTGTGCATTGAAATCATTTTATGATTATCAAATCGCCTTGCATAATAGTTTTTAACATCATCCATCCATTGTGCATACCATTTATGCTTAGACAATCTCTCATAATTCCAATCATCTACAAGAGCGAATTTGCCTTGTGTAAGTTTAATTCTTTTCATATCTTAATTTCTTCTTTCTCAAACCAAGAACTTCCTACAGGAGCAACCTCTGCTTCTACTGTAAGTGGTACTATTATCCATTTCCAATGTTTTGGAAGGTCTTCATAGATAACTTGTTTCACGATTTTCAAATATTCTTTCAATTCACCCATATGAATATCTGCAAGAATACTGTCGTGAATCTGTCCAACAATCATTGACCTCATTTTATATTTCTTCATCAGTTTTTGGATACGTATCAAACACCATAACAACCAATGAAAAGCAGAACCCTGTATTGGAATGTTGATTGCTTGTTTTCTATTCAGTTTTCCAGCAACTATAAATCCTGTAAGCATTTTAAAAAACCCATCTTCTTGATAAGCTTCCCACCAATCTTTCTTCCATTGATTGTATATTTTGAATCGCTTATTCCAAAAATCGTACTCAATTTCTCGTACATGCTTCTGAAACGTACCATCTTCTGGTTCTTCATCTGTCCCACAAGAACCCAACTCATAAATACCCATTGATTCTAAATGACTGTACAAATCAATATCAGTACCTTCAATCTTCAAATCTAACTCTTCAATAGCTCTCCACAAATCTGTTGCACGGGACCACCACCAATCCCCATAAAATTCTGGGAAAACAAATCTATTTTTTCCAACATATCTTGTATTATGGCTAACTTGTCTTTTCTTGAGCTTGTAAATTTCAGCAGCCATATCCCTGTGCATATCAAGTTTTGGATTCTCAATATACTTAACCATTCGAGGGTCTTTATGATAACAAGTTGCACAACAAATCTCAGCACCCTTAAAATCTATTTCCACAAGATGACTGCCTACACGGGATATAAAAGCACGTCTAACAAGCTCACATATTTCAGGGTCCCTTATTGGAATATTCTGGAAACTTGGATGGTCAGAGCTTCCTCGATATGATGATACCAGATTCAATGGGAAATTTGGATGCAAAAATCCATCAACAGTTTCCTGTAATATATTCCGCAAGTAAGTACTTCTTGCCTTCTTTAATTTTTGAAGTCTCAAATATTTATCAACAAATTCCAAACCAGTTGACTTCAAATTTACTTCGTCTGCTTGTGGCCTACCTGTTTTAGTGTGTGCATAACAAGTATATTTCATATCTTCAAAAAGCACATTAGCCAATTGCTCCCTACTATCAAGATTTATCTTTGACCCATACCTTTTTCTCCATACTTTGAAAATCTTGTATTTCTTAATACCATCAGCAATCTCATTAATCTTAATAGATGTGTCACTTATTGCTTGTTCAAGATAGTCTGTGTCTATACGAATACCATTTGCTTCAACTTGAGCTAAAGCAATAGAGCCATCGTGGAACAATTTATAAGCTTCACTCGTTATAGGTCTCATTCAAATTCCTTAAGAATGTTCACCGACTCCGTTGTAAGACTCTCAAGTTTATCTGAAATTTCGTCAAATTTCTTTTTCAAATTATCAAAATTTTTCTTTTCCTCACACTTAGAACAATCAAAGCAATCCATGTTATCACAAGGCACAACTTCAATAACAATGTCACTAAGAGTATTCAAAGATACTACACCTCTCTTAATTTCCAATTCTTTATCACATTTTGAACAATGAGCTTCTATTCTCATTCTCTTTCCCTTTCCTCATGAAGTCTAATATGTTTCATTCCTACCCAATATTCTGAGTAGACATCAAGACCACCATATAATAACAAATCATTCAAATTCAATTCATATATTCGATTAAAATGGCTTCCCTTCTTCGCTTTCAAAAAGGGCTTTATGTGAGCACTATAATTTTCCATCCCTAACAAAACAAACGCTTGAAAATCAAGATTTGTAATATCAGGTCGATTATCGAGAACATGGGCACCAACCATCGTATCATAATACCAATTTCTAACTCTGTGTCCAAGTTTTGCTCTCGTCCATCTTTCTTCAAATTTCAAATTAGCTGCAATCTTTGGCATAGGCGATCTCCACATTTCACTTGTAGCTTCTATTGCTTCGCCTTGCCAAGGATATGAAATCGTGCGTCTTCCTCGCCAACAGACTGCACAACTAACAATTTCTGCTTTATCACTATCCGGCTTTAAACAATTCGTTTCATAATCTGCTGCAATAGCTCCTCCTTTACTTATCATTTCCCTAAGTATCATTGCAGCCTGTGAAGGTCTTGTCACTATCTCTATTTGTTTTTTATAATCTGGGATTTTCACCCAAGGTTTACTATCCGATTTATTAACACCTAACCTCAAATGATTTTCAAAAATCCTATTAAGCATCTTATCATCACCAGCACGTAATATATAAGATGGATGATATGTAGGTACAATCCAAGCGTTTGGTTCTCTGCAAGGAATACAATAACCACCCCATCGACTGATAGCTCCTACATTATTTTTCCATATCTTCGATAGTAGTGATTTACAAGCAACTTCACCTAACAGAAAAATCACATTAGGATCACATTCTTTGATCGTCTTCATCAAGTTTGGTCTACAAGCTTCGATCATATAATCTTCTGGTTTTTTATTATTACGTGGCCGACAAATAACGGCATTGGTTTTAGTACAATCAATATCCAAATCAATATCCATAGGTCTCAAAAACCTACGAAAAAGTTTTCCCGCCCTGCCTACTAATTGCTCATTGTCTCTATCTTCATCCTTACCAGGAGCTTCATCAACAACTAATATATCTTTCTTGCCTTTACCTGTTGCTGGCATTTTCGGTGACTTACAATACTTATACAAACCACACGAACCACAATGGACTAAATGTGACGTCTTCTGACGACTCTGTATCTTAGATACTGAAAAGAATCCTTTAGCCATCAAATACCTCTAATTTTAGATATTCGATAAACACACTCTGGAATAACACCATTTAATACTTGCTTCCACCAAAATTTCCAATAAAACTTTTCTTGTCTCTTAGTCATTTTTCTCCTCCAACATACCTAAAACCGTCACATAGACAAATCTTTCACCTTTGACTCTTAGCCTATTCGATGTAATCTCACACTCATTATGACGTTGTACAATTTCTACCAATAGTTTTGGAGGAATAGTAAATTGTAAAGATTCACCATCATACTTCGATTTTCTAATCTCAGTATACCAACCAGAAACACCTTTGCCTGTAATCTTAAATTTTCCTCTCTTGATATTTACGATCACTTCATTTTCTTCAGTGTTCTCAGACGAAAATATTTGTGCCTTTTCAACTACCTCTTTCAAACCTTTTGGCAATACAAGAGGTTCGCCTTTCACTTTCAATATTTTCGTTATATCATTGGAAGGATAACTTTCGACAAAGTGACGACAACTGAGTGTTAAACCATCAGAATTCTTGAAATGAATCCAATGCTTCGTCTCACTAAACTTTATCATATCAAGTGACACAATATGTTTCAATGATTCCTTCCGTATCAATACAGATTCACTTACATCAGTTTTTATCTTATAACGTGTTACTTGGTGATTATTACATGCCTCAATCCATCTTGGACTGATATGTATGCAAGTCATTGCAAATTGAGCTTGATTATTTCCAGCACAATCCTTTACAATCAATACCGCATCTGCAAAATTATCTGGAAGGTCCTTCCATTTCTTCGGCTTATCAACAGCACCAATTGGCAACAGAATATCTTTTTCCATATTTATTCCAGATTGCTTTTGCTTGCCTTTGATAATCACATATGTTTCACCATCATTCATACCTATTTCCAATTCTTCTTCTTGTAACTTACGAAGGATGGATATAAATGGCATCGCTGGAACAGCACCTTCAATCTTCAATGATGAATTCTGCGAACAAGCGATTTCATCATTGAATGTGTAAACATTTCCATCTTGAAATACAAAGCAAGATGATTGTTCAATAACCTCCTTTGTTGATAAACCTGGCAAGACAGATTCAAGTTGTTTCAAAAATTCTTCTCGATTGATTCTCATTTTTATCTCCTTGTTTTCCTATTAAACACTAAATCTTCCCAAATATCTCCAAACATATTAGCTTCAATATCACCACCTCCATCATCCAAGTGTGTGCAAATACGCCGAGTCTCCTTTTTACCAAACATAATTTCAAAAGACTTTCTAAATACTTTGTAAGCAGGAATCGTGCCTTTCTTATGACAATTCATGCAGAGATTTCTAAAACGCACAATTACAATACCTTTTTCAGATAGGTTAAAAGGACTAACTGCACAACCAATTGGTTTCCTTTTGTGGATTTTACAAAGACCATTTTGTCTTTGAAAGGGGCAACGCTTCTCACCAGCATTTGGTTGTAGAAATCCATTCTCAACTTTCATTCCTAAAGATTTGATATATAATTCCTCTCTTGGAGCAATTGCTACATTCAAAATACCTTTTGAATTAAAACAACAACTTCCTTTGCAATGCTCTTTAATATAATCTACATTACAATCTACAAACAAAGACCTCATTAGCTTCGAGCTAACTTTCACCTTTACATATTTTGGAGTTTTTAATTTCAACAAACCTTCCATACTTACCCCTTTTCAAAAATAAGGATAGGCTCAGTCTTCTGTTTTGTAAGACCTTTACCAAAACCACAAAATGAAATCCCTAATTGCTCCACTAAATCAAAACCAATATGCTGTGCTATTCTAACCGTGTCTTTTGTTAGAGGATATTTCTTCTTACCAATAGTAACATCAGCAATATTCAAAGCCATAATTCCATTCGTATTCAAAGTATCCCTCGTTTTCTTCATCATAGGCTTGAAAAAACCCTTCAACCAACTCTTATATTCTGGGTATCTTTCACGGCTCTGTTTTGGATTATCCTTTTCATAAATCTCTTTCAAGAAATATGGTGTTGATGTAAAAGCTAAATCAACTCTTGGCAAACCTTCTCCATCCTCAAAAGAATCTTCAAAAGGAGAGCAAACTATTTTAACACGATCACTCACATCAAATACCTTTGCAATTCTCCTATTCCCAAAACAAGATTTCGCAGAAGGGTCAACACCTGTATAATTACCTTTGCAATTTGATGCAAGAAACCCTATCAAACGTCCACCATAACCAGCAGACATATCTAAAACGTTAGTTGGTTTGAAATAGTCATAAACTGCTTTTGCAACTGTTGGTCTGAAATTTGAACAGATTTGGGTATTAAGCACTATTCGTAAAAAAGTCCGTACTTGTCTTTCAGTTATCTCTCCAAAATACGTCATACACAATTTCATTACATGACGAAGACTCTTATCAATATTGAAAGATTGAACGGCAGAACGCTTTCCTACAGCGTGGGATTCCCAAATATGTGGATGAAAATAAACAGCTAACTCAATGTCACCAATAGGCTGTATCTCAATTACTCTGACTTTAGTGCCAAACAAGTTTGGCTTTGCTTTGTTTATTTTCGCTTTTGAATCTTGAAGTTTACGGAATATATGTATGATTTCATGTTGGGCAAGATTTGGATATGGAAATCCTTTTTCTCTATAATACTCAAAACCAGCTTCAATCTCATGCTCATCAGTAAAATGAATCATTACAACACCTGACAGGGAGTAGGTTAGTCTCATTCCTAAACATGCTCTGCCTTACCCATAGATAAGGCAGAGCGTATATCGGCTTATGAAGAACCTTGCCATGGGCGGACGGTCATGGCTCTGTCTTCAAGCCGGGTCCGTGTTACGCAAGGGAAAAGCCTTTGTCACTTTTCTTGACGTGGCCGGCCTTGATAAGCTTCTTCAAGTGTTCGTAATAAGTACCGGTAGCACCGGCATCTTTGACAAGGTCTGCCATCTTCTTTGGTTTCTTGCTCAATGCGGCGTTGATCTTCGCCATGCTACTTCCCTTACGGCTGCCGAATTTGTCAGTTTCTTTCTTTGTGGCCTCTTTTTTCTTCTGTGTCGTCTTTGTTGTCTTCTTGGCTTTCTTTGTTGCCTTCTTGACTTTCTTGTCTGTTTTGGCTTTCTTCGCCATCTTCTCTTTCCTTTCGTCTTCTTTTCGTTTTATGCCATCATTGACTTCCTTTTCACGTCGCTTATCATCAACAACATCCTCTGTGTCGATCACTTTGACAGTCTGGCCTTCGTTCTGTGCCCGGAGAATCTCGTCCACCCGCTTCTGTGTTCTCACATCAAGCTCGGCCCCTTCAATCAGGGTATTGAGTTTGAGAAGTTTTTTCTGCAAGCGTGCAGCATCCCACTGTCCAGCAGTTTTGAATCCTAACGCTTCAAAAATCTTGACCACCCTGTTCTTTGACACTTCATTTTTCTTCTTGTCACTCATTTAATCACCTCTGTAATAATTTAAGTTTCAAATGATAGTTTCGTTCCTTTTGGCATCCTTTCCAACAAGTTATCAAACTCCTTTTTAATCTGCTCCTTATGATCTCTCCATCGGGTACACAAAGCGACTGTAAGAATCTCAGCCAAGCTTCTGCAATCTGAGACCATATCTTCAACAAAATCTTGTACTGTTCTTTCTTTCACTCATACCCTCCTTTACTTTCAGATAAAATGTTTGAAATCTGGGACTGGTAAGCTGTCAAGGCCGGGATGGAAGTAAAGTGTCCGATATGTCTCCCATTGGGACTTCGGCAGTCTGCCACAACAACGGCACCGAATATACCTCACCTTTCCCGGATAATAGGACCACCAGAATTTCCAATTCAATCGGTGTCCGAAAGTTAGGATCGTACAAAGAAACTTTCGGAGACCCTTCGACGGACCCTCCGTCGACGTTTTCACTCGATGTCCTCGCTTATACATACAATACGTAAGTATTTTTCCACACCGCAACGCTCCCAGCCCCAGATAATGATGTGGAGCTTTCCTGACGTGTAATTTCTCAGCACGCCACATTTCAAACATACTTGTTTTTTCTTCCATTTTGTCCCTCCCAAATAATTCGTTTACCAACTCTCTATATACATTATCGTACAAAAACCTATCAGGTACAAAAAAATTCCCCTTATTTTATAAAAAATTTTTCAGAAACAGCTTTTAATCGCTGGATTCGCTATTGACAAACAACCTGCTACATGGACACAACGACCTTCATGGAATTCGTCGTCTCTCAGTGAAACCCAATTCAAACGCATCATACCTCTTTTCTTCTCTGTCTCTGTCTGATTGATTCCAATCATTCCAGTAACACTATCAATCTTTCGTCTATCATCTGTGAAGTTGCCCATCTTCAATGTATTCCTATCATAAGAAGCAGCATCAGACTGAGTAGCTGTCACTAATAAACAATAATGACGCTGGCTTAGTCCTCGAAGGCGTTTCCATGTTTCATCTATTCTATCCCTACCTTCTATACCAGGATATTGCATTTTGAGAATATCGGCATAGTCAATAACTATCACGTCTGGTATCCAATTGTCTAATTCCCATTCTCTCAAAATATTTTCAATCCCATCAACACTAAGAGTAGAATTAAAATGGATTGATAATTTCAGATAGGATTCTTGACTTTTGATTTTACTACGCATGACTTGTTCACACGCTTTTTTTGCTTTTCTCCAACTTAATGGTTTTGTAAATGTTTTCATAACAACATTTCTTTCCACCTTTTTCTTCTTCTCATTATACCAGATTTTCGTTGGTATGTATATGTCTTTTGGATAACGTGGCTGTTTAGCTGCTCTTACCATAAAACGTCTCATTGTCTGGCTTTCACCCATATCACCAACTTCAAACATTGCAACCTTCCTTCGTTGTAACATTGCTTCGTAAGCAATTGTCTGTAACCAGAATGATTTGCCTACTCCTTTCTTGCCCATAAAACTAACAAAGCCTTCACGTTCAAGAGAATCCCTAAAAAATTCTCCAAGAGCACCAGAAAACTTAATCAATGTCTCTGCTCTATCACGATCAAACGCTTTTCTGATTACATCAACATCTTGAAGGACATCAATAGCACTGCCAACACCCATTTCGATCTTATGATAACCAACCAACTTATCATGGGCTTTCTCAGTATGCCCTTGTGATATATCAGATTCAATTTCTTCGACCAGATTCTCGATCTTGACTTGATTGAAATAACGAGCAGCAACATCAATCACATAGTCACTATTACTGTCAGATTTCAAATCTTCGTATTCGTCACTCAATGACGTGAGAAATTTGCTTACAAGATTCACATTAGTTTCATCTTTCGTCTTAGTTGCCCAGTGTTCAAACAAACTCTCAATGTATTTCATCGGAGCTTTGTTGTAACGCTGATAGTAATTCAAACACCACTGAGCAACTATGTTTGCCCATTTAGATTTGAAAGAACGTGGCTGCCACTTTACACTGATTCTTGCCAATACATTAGTATCAACAATCATCCCGATAAGGATGCGTCTTTCTACGTCGTTATTTTTTTTGTCAATACGCATGATATTTCTTTTTAGCTTTCAAATATGCTTGACGAGCTTCTTTCTTCGTCTTGAAATACCCAAGATGAATCCCTTTGCCATTTATTTGTATTCTCGCATGATATTTCCTAATTGCTTTTTGCCAATAATATCCTCTTACATTTTTTACATTAAAATGATTCTGCCGACAGGTAACTACTCTCAAATTATTTCTTCTATTATCAAGTGTATTGTGATTGATGTGATCTACTTGTCTCTTGTCATATAGTTTCAATTCGAGAATCTCTCTATGCATAAAAATTGTATGACGTTTGTTATTCGTATCTTTCCAAATTCGTTCCGCATAAAAATTCTGAACACCTTTACGCCAGGAAGCGTGCCACTTCCACATAGACAACCATTCGTAATCACAATCATCTACGAGAGCAAACTGACCTTGTGTGAGTTTTATTCGTTTCATTAGATTATCTCGAAACACTCCTTATCTTGTTCCAAATTTTTCAGAATTCGAGCAGCCTGTTTGTAATAGGATTCTTTCAATTCAATCCCAAGACCTTTTCTTTTGTTTTTTACAGCAACATAAATCTCTGAACCAATCCCCATAAAAGGCGTCAAGACAACATCACCTTTCGTAGACCACAAAGCAATACAACGCTCAATTACATCAAGTTGCAAAGGACAGATATGCTTTACGTCGTCTTTCATTTTCGCTTTTTTGAAAGACAGAACACGAGTCTGGCGAATATCAAACCACACTGGTGAAGCGTACTGCTGCCATATCCAATGGCTCCTCTTATTTGTTGATTGATCCTTATGGCCTATAAATCTATCCAACTCTTTAGGAATACTCCTTGATCCATAATAATTAGACAATCCATCCTTATTATTAACAGGTCTTTGATTTTCACCTTTTTTCCTAAAAGCAAGTATATAATCTGGAATCCCTGTTCTACACATAACAGAATCTTTAATAATCTGTTTGTGTGCAAGTCCAATAGCCTTTGTACGCACTGCGGCAATTAGAGGGTCTTTCCAGATACAATGGCGTGAATGATAAATAAATCCACGTTTGCGAAACGATTTTATGATTCTGCCAGGGAAATCTCTTAAACCAATAAATCCTTCATCGGATTTATGCATTGGTAAATCCATACAATGAACAGCAACGATCCTACCAGGAAGAATTATGCGATAAAGCTCTTTCACAAGAAATTCAAAATGCTCAAAAAATTCACTGTATGATTTTGAATTTCCCATATCAGCTTCATTATCCGAGTATGAATACAAATTACAAAAAGGTGGAGAAAATATAGAAAACCCGACACTCTCATTAGGAATGTCTTTAAGCACTTCACAACAATCACCATTGTACAGTGAGTATTTATCAGTTTGTTTTTGATTTTTTACTTTAGCCATTTTGGAATCCTCACAGACTCAGTATTCAAACGTTCTTTCTTTTTGCCTAATTGAAACTCAGACATTTCTCTAATAATACCATTATACATTTCCACAGATCGACGTTCTTTTTTGAGCATATTATGTACAACGGCAGATTCTCTATTACTTGAAACTAAGTAGCAATTCACTTCATTCTTCTGACCGAACCTCCAACAACGTCTAATTGCCTGATAAAACTGCTCGTGAGAGTGTGATGGAAAGAAGAACACTTCTGAGCAATGTTGCCAGTTCATTCCAAAACCACCTATACGAGGTTTTGTTATCAATACTCTTATATCACCTTTTGAAAAATCGGACAGCTTGCTTTCCTTTAAGCTGTCACTATCCCTGCCTGAAACCTGAACAGCATCGGATATTATTTCTTCTAACAAATCTCCCTCATCGTTTAGGTGACACCATATCAAACAAGGCTTATGTTTTGAGACTAATGAAGCAGTTTTCTCACATCGCAATTCTAAAGTACGCCGTCTCTCCTTTCTCTGCTCATCTAATCCAATAGCCAAAGATGATAAAAGAGAATTCTCTTTCAGATTTGATTTCACAATATGATGATGAATATGTAATTTTGGCAAAGTAAACTTCTTATCATCAAATCCTAAATCAGAAGGCTTACGAATTGCTCTCGCCCAGATTGACATCCATTGCCAGAATTTCTTCTTTCCATGACCTTTCAAAACCCATTTTGAAGTTTGTTCTCCTTTATGTGTAAAAAACATAGATAACATTTGATTTCTTTTCATTTCCCCTAATGCCTCTGAGCTTGTTCCCAACTCTACAAAATCATTTGGAGCAGGCGTAGCCGTGCAAAGCAATCTGTACTGAATTCCCTGAATGAAGTTGGTAATAAATCTTCGCATCTTGCCATCAAAGTTTTTTAGAATTGACGATTCATCACAGACTACCCCTTTGAAATCTTTCGGATTAAAATGTTTCAATCTCTCATAATTGGTGACGTTTATTCCTTTATGTGGTATTCCACTTTGAATTCTGTTTGCTTTGAGATTAAACTTCTCAGCTTCTTTGATTGTCTGATATGACACCGCAAGGGGAGTGACGATTAGTACTTTTCCATTTGTTTTCTTGATAATATTCTGAGACCATACAAGTTGTTGTGGGGTTTTCCCTAATCCACAATCTTCAAATAGAGCAGCTTTGCCTTTTTCAACTGACCATTTCACAAGTACTTTTTGAAAATCATACAAAAAATCTGGAACGAATGAAGGTTTAAATCCTTCAGAGTTGTTTGAAATTCCTTTATTTTTGAGAAAATGTTTATATTGTTTATTGACGTTTTTCATATTGTAATATTCTCTCAAATTAAAAATAAAAAACATTCCAAAACAACAATAAATTTAGTTTTGCTACTTCTTTATAAAGATCGTGCTAGTTTTGTCACCCATTTAGATTTTCTTTACACAAACTTCTTATTTGCTCTTTTGATAACCTCCATCTTGTACTATTTATACGACGAGTGACATAATTATCACTCATTTCATAGAGAAAAATAAAACGATGATATTTGAGTTTTATTCGTTTCTTTATCAATTTCTCATCCATCAAAGAAGCAATCCATCTTTTAATGGTTCTTTTGTTTGTATTATATCGTTTTGCAAAGTAACGATTTTGCAATCTGCACCAGCCATAATGTTTGCATATTTGGAGAATATCACTAAACAGAAGTTTTGCTCCATAAGATAAATTCTCATTTCTTGTCACATGTTCCGAAAGTAAATCCATTCTTCTTCTCTCTATTTCTCTTTTGAATTTCTTCAAATTTTTCTCCATAACAGTTTATCACATTTTCACCATTACAGAATCGACATCGTGCATTTCTCATTTCTGTAACAAAAGGAAACATACAATCAAAGCAATATTGAGGGTAAAACATCATCACCTATAAATTCCTATCTATCAGTTTTCGATTACAACATTCATAACATTGATTACTGCTGTCACTTGCCAAACATGCCCACACTTTGGGCATACATAATAACAGTTTTGATCTTGAACAAATTTATTAACAGTAAAAGGTTTGGTAAAATATCCAGTTCCAGGTATAACAATTCTACTACAATAAGGACAGATTCTTTTTAATTTTGTATCATATACGTTGTTCATTTTCGCCTCATTGAGTATCGAGACAATCTATGACATATCTCTATTATCGCTCAAAATCAGTGTAGATTCACAAAAATT